ATTCCCCGTTTCCGTAGGACAAGGCATCCTCAAGCATGGACGCCACTTCCGGCCAGACTATCGGGACCATCTCAGACGGTACACCGATCACGACACCACCGCGCGATCAGTGACACGCCGCCAGTTTGTCCCATCCGAAAACGCAGGCACCGCGCCGCCCGCCTCGTCGGTGACGTAAACGAGGCTCGCATTGTGGCTTCCCGCAGCCGGAAGGCTCGTCTTGGCATAACTTACCAAACCCAAAGGACCAACGACCTGCACCGACCCGTCCGCGTCCACTTGCAGGAGGTCCGTCCCATTCCCCGCCCCAACGGTTCCGGCAACCCACCGCCGCAGAATGAAGCGGTCGTTAAGGCCGTCGAACCCGGCGAACCACGAAGGGTCACCGCTTACATCAGCGCCCGAGAAGTCAAGAAACAGGTTCTTCAACAACCCGGTCAGTTCGACCGTGGGCGTTGTCACGTTGTCAGTGTAGTGGGTCACGCGCCCATAAGGCAGAAACCCGTTGCCGTCCATCTCCATGCCGCTCTGGACAACGATATTGCCGTTTTCCGTGACAACGGCGCGGAGTTCCCATCCGTCGGCGTTCGAATAACCGTTCAGGGGTTGGCTTGCATCGGCCCGCGCCCGCCAGAAACAGATGCCCTTGGCCCCTCCGATTTCTTCTTCGCCGGGGATGACGTTCTTTGATCTAACGTCGATCCACCATGCAATTCTGGTTGTATCCAGCCGAGAAAACGCCGTGGTTTGATTCGCGATCTGGTCGTCATACGTTGCGTTAATCAGGATTCCGAAATCGCCCTTGTGGTCGATGATTTGGAATATCTGCGGGCTGACCTGCGAGAGCCAACTTGCGATGATCCTGATCCACTCCGTAAGGTCGGCGTATTCAAGAGGGATGGCCTGCGGGCCTACCTGCTCAAACCCTGCGCGGGGGGAGTCTACCATTACCGCCTGCCCTGATGGACATACTCAACATCAATGCCTTGGGCGTGGTTCCACGATCCGCCCGCCGCAATTGAGACGCGGAAATCGTGATACCTACCGGAGTTGTTCTGTGCCGTGTCGCCAATGTCGTTGATGTCTGCGGCGGTGTCAAAAGATTGCGTTTCCTGCAAGTCTTCTCGTCCCGCAACGGACGTTGTGATGGCCCCACCGTCAACCATGGGGCGGACACGCTGAACCCTTGCGCGGAATCCCTTGGCGAGTTCATGCGAACCCGTCGTGATTGTTGCCGCGAGGTTGGCCCCGGTGAACGTCCCGTATTGCTGTGACGTGTTGAACGCGGCCAAGAGGCGGTCACCACCCGTCCACGAAATCGCGTCAAGGGAGAAAGGCACCGTTTCAAGATCGGGATACAACGCGCCAACCTCTTCAAGCGTCGTGCCTAGCGACAGTCCGCTACCAATACATTCAACTTCAACGTCAGCCGATGACCAACGGGATTCCGGCCAGTGATAGATGAACAGCTTGTTTGGCGTTCCATTGGTGTTTCCCGATCCGGGGAAGGACCAAACGATTGTCTTGTTCAACGGGTCGATGCCAGACGTAACCCGCGTCCGCAAGGAAATGTCAAACTGGTTTAACCAAAATTCCTCGTCAACCTTGCTTTGGCCGATGGCGTGGGACTGCGCCCCGTCCGTGATATAGAACCCCTCGTCGGAAATGTAGTAGGTAAGCCGACCCAACGAAGTTACAGACCCAGGAAGCGGGGTGCCGCGCTTGCGGTCGATGGGATCAAAGCGAAACACCAGCGGGGGGCCGACATAGGTCATTCTGTAAATCGCCCGCTCGCAGAAGACCAGTCCGTATTCCACGCCTCCGATGATCCTTTGAACGTCGCCGCCTTCCTTCAAATCTTCGTAGTCGCACTGTGTATCAGCGTCAGGGTCGAAGTCCGTCTGGTCCCGAATGGCAGACCACCACACCCTAGAGCGCTTCACGCCATCGGTCGTGTCGTTTGTGTGTCCCAGAACAAGGAACTGCCCGACAACGCCAACGTGGCGAGCCTTGGGCTTGTTCGTGGAGGTAATCATGTCCGCGAAGTTAGCCCCACCCGGCGTGATGGACTGCACCGGGTCGTCGTAGCTCGTGGCAACGAACGTCTCACCGAATTGCGCAAACTCCCAATCGGAATCGTCGCCAAGAGTGTATCCGCCCGACTTGCTCACATCGTTCCACGTAGTTCCAACGAGGCTGTAGAGTTTTGACGCATCGCCCGCATAGGCATACGTTTGATGACCCGCGCCAACGGCACCGGAGAACCCACGGCACCGCGCATCTAGTCCCACCGTGGAGATAGCGGAGAACGCCTTGTGTGGCTGATAGCTGAATTGGTCGGGGATGACGTTCGTCGCCTCACGCAATCCGGGATTGCCGAAGTCGGGAATGTCAGGAAGCCACTCGCCGAAGGGGATTGTTTTCAGGCTACGGCGCTTCATTGTACGGCCTCCTCGTTGTCGTTGGTCAACTGGACGACCGCTTCATCATGCCGGTGACGTACATCTGCTGTGCGCTTTGGCCGGTCTGGGATGCCGCAATCTGGTTGCGGTAGTGCCTGACGAGGCTATCTCTTTCACCGTACTTTTCGATCATCTTTGCCAGCCGCTTCCGCTGATGATCCGACATCTTCATCTCATTTGAGATATTCATCGTAGTCTCCTCTCTCAATTACGTTTGTCTCGTACTCCATCAAGTTAACGGTACTGACACTGGGGTCGTCGATGCCACGGGCGATTTGCTCGTACAGTTCGCGCATTTCATCAAGTCTTGCCTGCCTTTCGGATGGTTTCATAGCCAGCCACGCATCCCTACCCATATCAAATTCTGGGATGTATTGGAACCTTAATCCATTAAGGCCCGCGACTGCCTCCTCGGCCTGACCGGCTTGCGCACCAGCGCGATCCATCACGCGACTGTCGGTTATGAAGGTGAATCCATCCACCCCATACTCTGTCAGTTTATCCGACAGTTCGCGGGCGAACTCTGGTCCCTGCCGGTTACGGAAGTACACTTCCACACCAGGGCGGCTGTCGGGGGTGACATTTGGCACGACCTTGGAAATGAATGCGGCATCCTGGTCCGCGTCTTTCGCCACCTCAACCATCCGGCGCGTAACGTCTGTTGGGTCAAAGTTCTCGCGCACAACGAACTCTGCGTTGAATGCGCGCTCATCCGACTGCATGAATCGACCGTAGGTGTTGTTCACTTGGTACATCACAACACTTGGGTCGTTGGCAGCAGGAGCGCCCAACAGGCCCGATATTTCGGCTTGCTGCGCGTTCGTCGGACGAAGGCCAGGACGCTCGACGCTGATACCCAGGACGTACCGCGCAAGAGGGGCTTTGATCTGGTCCAGTTCCGCCTGGGCCTGGGCCTGCCGCGCGTCGTAATCTGCGCGGGCCGCATCAACGCGCGCCGCGTAGGTTGCGTCAGTGTCGGTGGCGAGTCGGTTGGGCGGGGTGAAACTTTTGTTAATCTCACGACGCAGGGATTTGACTGCCGCTGGGTCGGCAGCGCCCGCGAAGGATGCTTCAAGTTCGAACGACCCGCCCTCGCCTGCTTTGGTTGTCCACCCGCCGTCCGTCCACCGCTCCTTCTCAATAAACCACGCAACGGCCTGGAGATCGGCGGGGGTCATGTCCTCAAGGTGAGGGGCAACCGACCGGATGATTCCTTCCTCGTTGATGCGGTCGGCGGCGTCCCTAAGAACCTTTTGGCCGAAGCCAAACTCGCCACCAACATTGGGGTTCTCCAAGGTCGAACCTTTGCGGTGGTTGCCGGTAACTCCCTTTTCGACAAGAGGCGGCAGGCGATCCATACCAGCGAGACGCCGAAGATGACGCGCGGCCCAGACATCAATGGTCGCCTGGTCCGTGTAACCGATCAAATTTCCGGTGAAGTTAGGCGTCTTCGGAGCGCCTTTTGCTGTGCGGAACATATCGAACAGTGCTTTCGTAGCAGCGGGGCTGTTGGTGTTGAATAGTGAGCCAGCAGCACTGGTGATCAAGCGGAAGGGGTTGTTGGGGTCGTTATGAAGTTGCTGCAGCCGGGTCGGATTCACGTTGCCCGCGTCGAGCATCTCCTGATACAGCCTCATCTCCTCGTCGTATTCGCCCCGGCTGAATCGGCGCATAATCTCAATGGCATTGTTCCAGTTCATTTCTACGCCGGTCTGGGCAGAGGTCGCGCCGAGAATATCCGCGAAGACATCACCCATACCGCCAAACTCATTGCGCAGTGTGGTACGCATCGTGCGATACCAGTTTGCCTGATTCAGTATCTCAGCGGCGTCTGGGTCGCCTGCCCTCACCCGATCGACAAGATTGCGGACCTCATCGACCTCGCGCTCCACAATTGTTGATTGCCAATCTTCGGGGGAGACACCCTCGGGCGGCTTTTCAAAACCATACGCTACTTCGCGATAAACGGGCTTGCCCTTATCGACCCTCTGCACATCCATCAGATCCTGCGCCCACCCCTCTGCAGCGGGGTAGTTAGCTATCTGGGCTTCAACCCGAGCCGCCACCTCTGGATCAAGCGGCGGGCCACCGTTTGTGCGGGGTGGAACGGGCGCATCTAAACCCGTCCCCCTCAAACTACCGCCCTCGTCCCCGAAGAACTTACCCCAAATATCAAAATCGCCCACAGCTCGCGCCCCTTGGACGAACGGCCTCACGCTCAGTGCAGTGAGGCCCGCATCGGCGGTCCCCATAAGCATCTCGGCAAGAGAACCCGCCCCGGTTTCGGCGCGCTGGGCGTTGTCAAAGGCAATGGGAATGCTGAAAGGTGGTATCATAGAAAGAACTGTGCCGAGACTTTCCGCGTCGGTGGGCGCGGGCCTCTGGGCGATAGGCGGGCCACCTGCACCAGCTTCAAAAGCCCCCACGGGCGATATATTCCCGCGAACAGAGGCAAGTGGAAACTGAAATTCCGGTGCGAAACTCTGCATCCAGTCGGGCAGAGTTGCCTTTTCAATCTCGGACTGGTTGCCGTCAAGGAGCCACCGCGCTATGTCGAGTTGGAGCGGATTTCCAACGCCGCCAGGGACGAGGGTCGGCTGCTCCATTAGCCCTGGGCGTGTTTCAAGGTTCATCCGCTGGTCACCGTTGGGCGGCGCTAGTTGACGGATACGGTCAATCGCGTATTGGGTAGCTGTTTTCATACCACCGACACCTCAGAACGCATGATTGCACCAACGGGGAAGCGGTCTTGCGAGTCAGACACGTTGACACGGCCCTTGATGTCCTCATAAAGCCTGCCCCACCGCGCTGCGGCTTCGTCGTCTTCCAGGTACATCGCCGCTTCAAGCAGGGATGCGTAAAGCAGAAGCCCGCGAGCGTTCGTGAACAGCCAATTGGTGTCGGCATCGTCGGAGAGCGCGGTGAACTTCTGCCAATAGTACAGTTTGCCCGTGTACGATCCGCTTGACGGATACGGCGCGAACACGAGGTTATCGCCCTCGATTGTGTAGGCTTTGGGGATGCCCGTATCGCGGGCCATGCCGCGCTTCCAGAACTGCTGCGGGGACAGGTATTCAATCCGCGCCGCGTCGTTGTCGAGAACAAAGCGCCGCGCACCAAGGAATCCCGTGGGCAGCGATGCGGTCTGCGCGCTGATTGTCACGTCCACGCTGGTTTCCATCGGGCGGATGCGCAGGTCAAGCCCGATCCTATCCTCCGCCATGGCGATAAACTCGGGGATGCGCGAGGTCAGGTCATCGCGCTCAAGCCATGACGCCACCGCAGACTTGAGTTCTCCATAATTCGTGATGCTCATCGAAACAACTCCCCGCAGCCATCATATCCATAGCGTGCGCATGGGTTTAGAATCCGGTGCAACTTGCTGTCGGGGTGGGCTGTAACACTCAACCCCTGACCACGGGCAAACCCCGCCAGGAACGCAATCTGCGGCGTCTGGAACCCGTACAACTCCGTGTCCCCTCCAACACCCCACAACGCCACTTCGTGGTCGTGCATGAGCGCGAGTGCGACCATGTAAGTGATGGTGCAGGTCATCGAACACCCGAAGGTCGCGGTCACTTCCGTCAACGGGTAGCTGATAGAACGCGGAACCTCGGGATACTGTTCCTGCATGACAACGGGACAGTCAAAATCGTTGATATGATCCACGCGGGGAAGCCAATTATCCCGCTTGTGCATCTCGAACGCCATTGTCGCGTCCCGGTCGTGGGACTTCGCCATGACCCATCGTTGGTCGTGGTCGGGAACTTTGTCCTGATAGTCGGGATGACCGCCTACAATCAGGATCATTTGACCGACTTCATTTTGACGATGCACGAACGGGGAACGCACAAGTCACCGCCGACTTGGCTTCCTGCGATATGCGAAGCAATCACGATAAAGTCCTTCTCATCGCGCAGGAGGAACCCGACGGATTCAACCTCAACAGGCTCCATCTCCATCACGTCATCAAAGTCAACCCACGTGCCCGCGCCGCGCTGCGAGCAGCTGTCAATCCACTTGACGCGAACGAGGTCCAGCTTCACACCCGGCCCTCAACGGTCTTGAACTTGTACCAATCAGGATCGTTCAGGAACTTCTTGAGGAACGCGACTTTCTCCTTGCGGTTCCAGCGCATGAAGTCCTGGACCCTCACGCCAGAAAGCCGACACCATTCCATGTAGACCGTGGGCGGGATCGAAGCGACCTTGCGGCCAAAGCCAATATCGCGCTGACCGTCAACCCGCAGAAGGTGGTTTTCGTCCAGCGTGTCGCTCACGTCCTCGTGGTAGGAGATGCGCGTTTTCATATCGTCAGGGTCGAAGTGGAAGACGGTCTTTACGCCGCCGTCGTTTCCAATCAGCGCCTTGTCGATGTAGCTACCCATCGGGAACCTCAATCTTGCTTGCGTGCAACAAAGGCGACCACGGGGACGCCGAATACGACACTTCCCATGCCCACCGTTCGGAATCCTCGTTCATTACCACTTCGTGGTGCAGGGTCAGGTTCCGCAGCGACAGGTAGACTTGCTGCCGGATTTCCCAGTCCCATTGATAAGTCTGCACCGCCTTGACGGTGAACTCGAAGGCGTCAATCGGTGCCGCGTTCAGACGGAGGTAGGCTTGCCCGAAGGAAACATGCCCGCGCCATTCTTGAACGCCCATCCATCCGTTTGCCACAACGACAACGGACAGGAGCAGCCCAAGGCATAGGCGAGCAATGCGCCTGTAACTGGCATCTGCCAAGGAAAACCAACCAACCCCATTGTCAGCCCCAGAACCAAAATCACTGACGGGACCGCGCGGGAGAATATCAGCCACAGACAAAGACCTCCCAAAGCCAGACCAATCAACCCCGTCTCAGCCCAAAGCTGCAACGGGTCGTTGTGTGCCGCGCCCGCGTGGTGGGCAATCTGGACCTCCGTTCTGTCGAACAGCACTAGATGCTCCATTCCGAAGCGCGGATAGTGGTAATTGAACGCCCCGAAGCCCTGCCCAATGGCGGGATGCTCCAGGATCATGTTAGCCGTGTTCCACCACAACTCCACGCGGGCCATCATCGAACCCGCCACCACGTCCCACGCTTCAGGAACGGCGAACAGGACGATTGCCGGAACCGCGATGGCGAAGACAATCAAATGACGGGCATGACGCCACAAAAGCCACAAAAACAGGCCGTACAGCGCGATAAACTCAATCCGGCTGGGTAGTACCAGCAGATAGGCCAAACACGCTACAAACACGCTTAAATGCGCCGCACGGACCCATAGGCGCTCACTGGACGTTCCAAGCCACAGAAGCGGCAACAAAAGGACGACATATTCGGTCGCGAAGTTCTCGTTCCCGAAAGAACCGTCCCAACCAAGGAAAATGTCAAATGCGATAACACCCGCCGCACAAGCCCCTGCAACGCGGATGACCGGAGCCATCCCATACACCCTTCCGGCAAAGAAACACGCGGCTAGGGGCAGGAGTTTGTGTAGCTGGTGCAGGCTTTGTCTCTGGTCCTCAGACCACAGAACGGAAAGGCATAACCAGCCCAGAAACAGCAGGACCGCCGCCGTAACGGCGTCCCACTGAAACCGGAGA